CGAATTCTCGTATCAATTTCATTATAGTATTCATCACTCTCTACGTCAAACCCTTCTTGCACTAAATCCTTATGAATTTCCATAGAAGTAAATGTCATAGCTCTATCATTATTAAACCAATCGTTTTTATCAGCCCAATCTTTTGCTTTTCCACTAGGACGAGGTGCAACAGGCTGCTGTTCTACATACTGTTCTTGCTGTTGTTGTGGTTGTGCTTTTTGAGCTTCTAATTGAATTTTTTCTGCAACAAGTCTTTCTCTTTCAATAGCCATTTTAGCCATAGCTTGTTGAGCTTCAACTTGTTTTTCTGTATCTCCTTCTTGAATTGCAGCTTGCATCGCACGCTTAGCAAACTCTTCTTGAGCATCTAATTTTTTCGTGCCTTCTTCTACAAATAAAGCGTCTTTTTGATTAAGTTGAGACTGCAGTATTTTTTGTTGGTTCTGAATTTTTTTAGCGTATTCAATTGCAGCTTCTTCTCGACGTTCTGCTTCACGCATTTTTTTAGTTAGCTTATCAATACGTTTTTTTACACCCGCACTATATTCTTCTAACTCTTCTGGTTTTGTTTCTGTAGTTGTTTCTTGTCCCGTAACTTCTACAATAGGATCATTTTCATTTACTGAAGGAGTAGAGGTTTGATCTTCTTTTACCTCAACATCCACAGCATTTCCTGATGTATCTATCGGAACTAATTTTTCTGATTTATTTGTTTGCACTTCTTGCATAGAATTCTCCATGTTACATTAAATTAGCTGGCAAAATGTCTCGAGGATCTTCGACAACTGCCAGTACTTCGTCGTCGTTGATTATGCGAAGTTCACCACCATCAATGCTAAGTCTAGCGCCAGCATATTTTGTAATGATAATCCAATCGTCTTTCTTGCACCACGCGCCATTAGGAAATTTATCTTTATCCATATAAGCATCAGGACCTACGGCAATAACTTTACAGATATTAGTAGCAATCGAAGCTTGTTCAATAGCAGTGTCTGTAAGAAGTACGCCTCCTGCTGTTTTACCTTCTAATTTTAAAGGAAATAAAACAAGACGATATCCTGTTGGTTTAGGTACTTTTTCTATGTCTTTCTTTTGTTTCTCTTCTTTCTTACCATCCCAAATATGTTTTGGCATAATTAGTTTACTTGCTGGCTTATTCATCTTCTAGCTCCGTTTTTCTTAGCAGGTCCGTGAGTTCCTGTACTTCTTGTTTTAAGGCATGTAACTTACCCGTTAAATACCTATATTCGTCCCAATTTGAGACGCCCTGTAATATAGCTTGTTCTACAACAGTTTGTCTACTAATTAATTCTTTTTTGTAATAAGTAAAAAAATTTTCTAATCGCATGATTTCATTTGGTCAGCTAATTTTTTACAACGATTTGGAGTTTGTTTATTCCATTTCGAGTCGAGCATCTCGT